TCATCCCTAACGTAAGGATATTCGACCTGGCCGTAATCGTCCTGAGTTGTGGTCGAATACCTCCACGCGTAGCCCTCGTCTCCCATAGTAGAGGCTTGGGCTTCCCTCATCAGGGCTTTATCTTCCTCAGACCAAACGGTTTTCATAATCGTCAAGCCAATCTTTGTAGTAGATATCTTCAAAACCTATAACGTTCGTAGGTGGCACTTTGACGTACCTCCCGGATTTGGCCGTCGAGCGGCCAGCAAACATAGCAGCCTGCTTCAAATATTGAGCCTGTTTCTGAGATCGGCTGAAGTTCCCTCCATCCGATGAGAAATCAAACTCCTTGGCTACTTTGGCAGCTTTCTCAAGCCAAATCCGAGAGGCGGCATCGTACAAATCATACGTTTCGATCCAATCCGGATCTATCGGCATCTTCCCATTCGAATCCATTATCGCGGCTTCGGATATAATGTCAGAAATCTCCTCATCCGAATACGGACTTGTAAAATCCGACTCCTCGGTCATCCTTCGGACTCGTTTAATTTGATTCGAAGTAGGTGCCATCTCAGGCTCCTTTAAGGACTTACAGAACCTGGCGTCAGCACCGCAAATGGATAACGAGTAGCTTCGTTGGTATTAATGCGATTAACTGGATTCGGCAACTGCCATCCGATTCGCATATAGCACCGTAAAGCGACCATATCTTGCTGGGCAAGGTTGTAAATGATTTGCTGAGTAGTTGGGTCTTGGATGACAGCTTCAGTCAAGATCTTATAAGTAAGGTCACTTCTGAAAGCATATACCAGCTTGTCCCAATCGCCTACGATCAGTAACGCCTCGGACTCGTCCAAAGCTCCATTCGTAGAGAAGTACAACGGTAGTCCATCCAAAACATCTGGTGAAGTCGCGGGTTTCATACCTTCACCGGCGGGCTTAAACAATGGTAGACCTGCACCATTGTCCGCCCTCAATCCACGGAGACGACCACGCATCGTAACCCCAGACACGAATCCAGTTGGCAGATAGCCATCAGTTTCTACGTGAGAGATCAATCCTGGTGTATCCGTATCGGCATCGTATCCCATTACGTCGTCGTAGAGATCACCAAGATCTCCTAAGGCCACGACATTACCCGCCGTAGTGGCACCAAGAACAAGATCGTCCGGCCAGCTCGCCGGAGCATTCGTTCCGTGGAGCACGGCAGCATCAAAGACAGCGCCCATAGCCTCACCGATATATGGCTTGATTTCTCCCCAAATATCGTAGGAAGCATCTTCAAGGGCGGATATAGGAATGGGTACAATACAGGCGATTTCTTCGGCGTATAGGAATTTGTTCTTCCATTCCGCCGTAGTCGTTTGCTTGAACCCCACAGCATTGTCGCCTGAAGGATTAACGTCTCCAGGCACCCCGTCGACGAAGTAAGCCATAGGCAATGCACTCATCACGGGCATTCTACGGACGCCAGCAGCCAAGTTAGGCAATTTGCGTCCAAGTTTCATAATTATTGAGGATTCGGCCACCGTCTTAAATATCTCTTTCGAGACATCTTCGGGGATCAAAGCCTCAACATCACTTCGAGTAATCATATTTAGCTCCTCACTATTTTATGCCAGCAGCACTCCGAAGTATTTCGTTCATCGTACCAGTGGTCTTGATCGTATCGCGACCCGCATCTGTAGAAACACGAGTCTTCTGTTTGAAAAGCTCGGGAGCTTGTTTCTTCAATTCCTCCCAATCGGGATGAGAGTTCTTATCGAACAAGTCCTCAGCCTTTGCGAGGGCGTATGCCGCCTTCACATTTAAGCACCCCACTTCCGGACTCAAAGCCTGCTCCGTAAATTCGGCCTTTCGAATAGCTTCCGCAGAAATGCGATTAGCTTCTTCGAGTTTGGCAGCCATATCGGACAGTTGCTTCTCCATCTCGGACCCTTTTTCGGCTTTGGTCTGAAGGTTTCGAATTTGATTAACCAGTGCTTTCTTCTCCTCACGCTCCTTGACCAAAGCGGATCTTAGGCCATTCGTGTGTGATTTGTACAGTTCCTGCACGGGTTGATCCTGAGTTGCGAGAAACTCATCGAACGTCTCGTAGGACTTCTTCTCGTCTGGAGCTACAGACTCCATAGGTTCACCATCTTGTATTTCGTTTACTTCTATATCAGACATCTCGTCTCCTTAACTTAATTAATACTCACGCCCTCTGGCGTACCCATTATAATGCTACCTCCAAATTTGAGAAAATCAAGCATTAACTTATAAGAGTTTATGTTTTCTGTTAGTCTACTTGACCTCAATTAACTTTCCTCCCTTCAAAGTGAATTTTCTCTTTGTTTCTTCCGGACTTGCGAGTTTGTAGAATGGATTAAACTTCAACCAGATTCCAATCATCTTAGGCTCATACGTTTTAGGATCAGGTCCATCCTCGTATTGATAAGCCATCGTAGCATCATCCCAACTTTTGACCCTTTTCTCATCAACTAAAAGATAGTAAGGCGGGTTGCTAATTATAATTCTATACATACTGTTCCTCCTTTACGTTCCATACAACTTTACAGGTATATTATAACCGTATTTTTCTAAAAGCTTCGTAAGAGCCGCTTTTTCAGACTCTTCCCGAACAAGGATATAGGACACGTCTCTTTTGATGTCTACTCCTCCAAAGATTTGTGTTTCCACATACATAAAGTGACCCCAATCACCTTTCATAAAGGCTTCGGCGTTCAATGCATTTTTGAGGTTTGAGATGTGAGTTTCATATAACTCTTTTACTGCAGGTTCTGCCTCTGCAAATACTCCTCGAATGAATTGTAAGCCAGACCCTCTGCATCCCGCTTTGGTTCTTGCTCTCCTGCATGCTCTTGAGTTTGATCCGCCATAATTACCTCACTTCTAATTATACTATTTTGTCAAGTAAAGTCAACTGTCCAGTTAGCTCTCTGGTTTGT